AGAACAGGTGGGGCTCTTTGTCGTTGCTCTAAACCAGAATAAGGAAGTTCAAAATAAGGTCGTTGAACTTATGGAGAAACATTTATATCCCAAGGCGGATTCTATCCTGCCCATGATAATTGAAACCGATGGTGCTACCATAGGAGCAGTTGAAGTGGGGTCTGATTATAAAAAAGTTGCTTCTATAATTGAGAACCCAGCAGGTTATTTTCAAACTTTTCAATTTCCTATTAAAATTGAACTGGATAGCAACGAAGTTGATACTAAGAATAAGATGATCCTTCTAATAAAAATCTTGGCACAGTTTGATTCTGATGATACACTCGACGACGCACTTAATACATCTGAAGGCCAAGCCCTAATTCGCCAAGTAATAGAAGCTGCTACTCCCAAAGCTGTAAATGAAAATAAAAGACGAATGAAAGTTCGCATCCTGCGAGGTTAAATGAATGGCTGACAACAAATGGTCAAAACCGGTATCTCCTCCTCCCCCAATGTTTTTGGGAGAGAAAGAGAGAAATCTTGTAAAACAAGTAAACGATGAGATCATTGAAAGAGTTATTGGTCAACAAATATTATATTTCCCAATTGATATGGCAAGAACCGACTTTCACCCTGTATACGGCGAGGCCATAGAAAAAACTTTCTTAAATCCAATAAGAGTTTATGCTTTAGTAGATTATGGGGGCATAGAAACATCTTATTTAGAAAATATTGGCTTAGACAAGAAAACTGATATTACAGTTAACTTTCATAAGAGAAGACTTACTGAAGACCAAGATCTCTTCGTCAGAGAAGGAGATTTTGTACGGTATGGAACTAACTACTATGAGATAGTAAAGCTAGATGAACCACGACAATTGTTCGGCCAGATCGAACATCGTTTTGAAGTTGTTGCTTCTTGTATAAGAGCTAGAGAAGGAGTGTTCGATGCCTGTTGATGATAAAACTGAAGAAATCCCATTTTTGCCATCGACAATTGAAACAATTGATATAGGATTATTTAATTGGGTTGACGAAACATTGAGTTTATCTGTTAATACGAACAATGGATTTAAGAAAGTACCTGTATTGTGGCTTTCAGCAGAACGATCTTTTCAAATTAAAAATAATAAAGACCTTCGAGATGCCAGTGGAAAATTAAAATTACCATTGATAACCTTAACTCGCAAATCAATGACAAAAGACCCTACTTTCCGAGGCTCACATTATGCTAATATTTTTCCTAATGACGGTTATCGTGGTGGCTCAACACCAATAGCTCGCAGAATTATGCAAGTAAAAACACGAAACCAAGCAAATTCACAAGCTGTTAAAAAGTTAAGATCTGGTGATGAAACTGGAAGAATAGATAATAAAAAGGTTGTCTATGAAACAATGTCTCTACCTGTCCCTGTTTATGTTGAAATGATGTATACTGTTACTATGAGAACAGAATACATACAACAAATTAATACACTTGCTACACCGTTTATTACAGTTACGGGCGGTATTAATAGCTTTATCTTTGAAAATGATGGGCACAAGTATGAAGCATTCATTCAGCCCGGCTTTACACCAATGTCAAATGCCTCTAATCTTGGAGAAGAGGAAAGATTTTTTGAAACACAGGTTGAAATTAAAGTGCTAGGCTATTTAATAGGCGCTGGTCCAAATAATGAAAGACCAAAAGCGATTATTCGTGAAAATATTGTAGAAGTAAAAGTTACAAGAGAACGAGTCATGGTAGGTCAAAAAATACCATGGGCTAAGGTAGGCCAGAAATATCGAGAATAATTACTTTTGGTTATTTAAAACACTATTTATTATGAAATAGACTTTAAGGAGTGCTTTGATGCCTAGAAGATTTGACTTTGTATCACCCGGAGTTCAATTAAATGAAATTGACCTCTCGACGGTCCCTGCACAACTACAAGGGGATGGTCCCTTAATTATTGGTCGTGCCCAGAGCGGACCAGCTAATCAACCTATTAAGGTTAAATCCTATTCGGATTATGTCAGCGTTTTTGGAGAACCAGTATATGGTCCAGACGCTGCTAAGCCTGATTCATGGCGTTATGGCCAATCAGTATTTCCAGAATATGGTGCTATCGGTGCTCAAGCTTGGCTTGCTGCGGACGATACCCCGATTACATTTATTCGACTTTTGGGCGAACAGGATTCTAATGCTGTCCCAGCAGGGTATGCTGGATGGCAAACTGAAAAATATAATAATGCTGCTGGCGGTGATTTCGCTATAGCTGCTCGCCAAAATGGTGGAGCTTTCGGGCTTTTCATTATTGATAGTGGTTCGGCTAAAGTTTTAGGAACAGGCTCACTTGCTGCTGTTTGGTATCTTGATCAAGGTACTATCGAGTTATCAGGTACTGCTTGTAATATGCCTACCTCAGTTAATGAAACTGGATCGGCTCGCCTTTTTCAATCACGAGGAGGCGTACAAACCCCCAATACATATACTGTTTTAATAAAGAACGCATCGGGCTCAGCGTCTGAAGCAGTTTCTTTTAATTTTAATCCAGATAGCAATAATTTCATTAGAAATCAATTTAATACAGAACCCTATAAAACAAACCCAACTACTGAAACTGTTACTAGTTCTTATTGGCTTGGCGAAACCTATGAAGTATCTGTTGATTCATACACCCAAAACACAACCGCCGGTAAGCAAATTGGCGTTATACTTGGATTGGGCTCTGGTTCTATAAACGGTGCTAATAATCGATTTGGTTATACTGGCGCAAAAACTGGTTGGTTTATCAATCGCGATCCTAACCCAAGTCCTCAGACTGGTTCTTATCAAGCAATTAATATGGAAAAACTCTTCCGAGTTGTTGCTTTACAGGAAGGAGAATTTTTTCAAAGAAATTATACTATTGCCATTGAAGATCTTAAATTAGGAACAGCAGCAAATCCCGACTCAACATTTAGTTTGTCTGTTAGAAGGTTTAACAATAACTTCAGCGAAGTAGAAAAGTTCTCTGGATTAACCATGAATCCAAATTCCGAAAACTTTATTGCCAAGAGAATTGGAGATCAATATCTATCTTGGCAAGAAGACCAAAGAAAATTCAATACAATTAATCGTTATCCAAACATTTCAGACTATATTCGTATCGAGATGGCTCCTGCTCTACAAAATGGTGTAGGACCACAAGATGAATATGCTCTTCCTTTTGGATTCTTTGGGCCTAACAGATTTAAAGGTTTTACATGTACTAGTGGATCTAGCACAATTAACCGTCAAGCGGGAGCAGGCTTAACTCCTTTCGCCGTAGGTAAAGGTCCTTTTGTTCTTGGTTCTGGTTCTATTCCAATGTGTAATGGCGCGGATGCTATTTATAATAGTCCTGCTGTTGTTATGGGAGACCAAGACAACGAACCACATACACTAGCAACAGCTTCATTTGATTTTCCCTCCATAAAATTAACAGCTACTGGTACATATGGTATATCTGGTGGAGATTATCCAGCCCTTGTAAGTACAATGTTTGGAATTCATCCCTATCGAAGTGCTTCTATTAAGCTTGATAATAGCTATATTGATTTAATTCGTGCTTTACCACAAGGTTATGACATTTGGACTGAACCAGCATCAGATGCTGCTCTTGAAACATCGTTCATTTTCTCATTGGATGAAATAAGATTAAATTCTAATACCAATACGGCCTACTATCAATCAGGATCTCGCGCTGCTGGTAATTCTTATTCTGGAGATAATAGTCAACAAGCCTTGCTAACAAAAAATGTTAAGCAATTTATGGCTCCTATTTTTGGCGGCTTTGATGGTCTTGACATTAAACAAAAAGATCCATTTGCGAATTCTTTAATTGGTACCGTAAAAACATCTAATTATGAATTTGCTACCTTGAATAAGGCACTCGATATCGCCTCTGATTCAGAAAATGTAGCCATGGACCTTTTGGCCATACCCGGAGTTGGCAAGCAATCAATAACTGACCGAATGATTAAAGTTTGTGATGAACGCGCTGATTCACTTGCTATCATTGATTTAGATACTGCCTATACTACTTCTGCGGAATCAACCACAGAAAGTGCCGGAAGTGTTACATCTGTTGTATCAACCGTTCGAACTCGAAATTATGATTCTTCATATGGTTGTGTTTATCATCCATGGATCTTAGTACAGAATCCCGGAGCTAACGGAACAAATACTTATGTTCCATCTTCAATCGCTGGTCTTGGTGCTATGGCAGCATCACAAAAGGTTTCAGCGGTATGGTTTGCTCCTGCTGGTTTTAATCGCGGTGGAATTGCTCAACTTGGTGGACCAAACGGACCTCGCACAATTGGAGTTTCAGAGACACTTAATAAAGCTAATAGAGATGATTTATACGAAGTAGACATTAACCCTATTGCTAACTTTCAAGGTGATCCAGTAATCTTTGGACAAAAAACCTTACAAGCATATCCTTCCTCATTGGATCGCATTAATGTTAGACGACTTATGATTTATATCAAAAAGCGAATTAACACCATTGCCGATACTGTACTCTTTGATCAAAACATCGAGGCTACTTGGAGAAGATTCTCAGGCAGAGCTACACGCGTTTTGCGTCGAGTTCAAACCCAAGGTGGAATTGAAGCCTTTAAAATTGTTTTAGATAAAACAACGACTACTCCTGACTTACAAGATCGCAACATTATGTATGCTAAGATCTTTATTAAGCCAGCCAAAGCAATCGAGTTTATCGCAATTGACTTTATAATCACCCGCTCTGGTGTACAATTCTAAACCAAACTATTTAATATAAACGGAGATTTTTAAACATGCCATCAAACAACTTCTGGTCAGCACAAACAGTAGCCCCAAAGAGATCATATAGATTTATGGTCCAGATAAACCAAACGGTTCTGTGGTGGGCCAAGAATGTGAATACCCCATCCTTTGATGTAAGTGAGATCGAACATTCATTTTTAGGAAACAAATATTTCTTTCCCGGAAAAGTCTCTTGGTCAACTATCTCTATGACTTTAGTAGATCCTGTAACTCCTGATGCTGTAGCATTTACAAACAGTTTATTAACCCAATCTGGTTATATGATTCCAAAGAACACCAACGCTCCCCAGCGCTCAACAATTGATAAACCCGATGCTATTGCGGCTTCTAAAGGATTGGATCTTACGATTAGCGTTTTAGATTCCGAGGGCGAAGCTATTGAAGTTTGGACACTAAATCAAGCATTTATTAAATCAGCAAAGTTTGGAGATCTTTCTTATGAAGATGAACAAATGAGAACTGTTGATATTGAATGGCGCTATGATTGGGCCTCTTGCGAATTTACTGCCGCCCACCCAACTGCTGGTGTTGCTAATACAGATTATTTTGAAGTTGGAGATATCCCAAACCCATCAGACGCATATGAACCCACATAGGTGATAAATGGCATTCTGGACAGCTTTAGATAAAGAACCAAAAAGACAATACCGATTTATAATCTCTGGCGAT